TTATTTATTTGAAGCAAACTCAAACGGCCTGACCATATGATTGCTGTTAGCATCAAGGAAATCAGCCCACCACTGAAGCATCAGGCGGCGCTGTTCAAGGTGTTTAGCCTTGTGGGTATAAGCTGCCCGGACACTGTTGCTTTCCTTATGGCTCATCTGAAGCTCTACAGCGTCTTCTGACCATAGCCCGGACTCAATTAAGGCACTACAGGCCAGTGTTCGGAAACCGTGTCCACAGATGTCCTGCTTCGTGTCATAGCCCATATTGCGGAGGGCTTTGTTGATGGTGTTTTCACTCATGGGCTTAAACGAGTCATAACAGCCAGTAAAGATTAACCCATCATCTTGACCTTCTTCATAAGTCAGTTGTCGGATCTCTTTGAGTATCTTCATGGCCTGCTTACAAAGGGGAACGAAGTGCTTACGCTTCATTTTAGCCCCACGAGTCGAATGTTTGACGTTTTCAATTGCTTCACGCTGTTCGGGTATCACCCATAACTTACTTTTGAAATCAATTTCAGACCAGCGAGCGAAACGCAGCTCACTGGAACGAATGAAAATCATCAGATTGAGCTGTATTGCCAGTATGGTTAACCTGCGGCCTTTGTATTCGGCAATTTTGTTCAGTAGCTGGGGTATTTCTTCCAGCTCAAGTGCAGGGCGGTGTTCAGTTTGTGGTTTCTGAACTGCACCTTCCATATCATAGGCTGGGTTATGGCGTATCAGCTTTTGCTGGACGGCATGACGCAGGATTGCCGTAATGTATTGTTGAATGCGCATGGCAACTTCAAGATAACCAAGTGCCTCAACCTTTTTCACCGGAACCAGCAGATCACCCGTATCCAGTTCGGCAACATCTTTGTCACCGATTACCGGGAAGACATAAGTTTCAAGGCGCTTCCATACGGCATCACCATAATCATCAGACCATTTTGTTTTCGTAGAGAACCACGCTTTGGCTACTGTTCTGAAGGAGCGTGTATTATCACGTTTGGCTTTAAGCTCTTTAACCTCTGCCTGTTTCTTTGCATTAGGGTCAATACCCTGAGCCAGAAGCCTTCTGGCCTCGTCACGGCGTTGTCTTGCGTCAGAAAGAGAAACTGCAGGGTAAACACCAATAGAGAAGAGTTTTTGTTTCCCTTCGAAGCGGTAAGCCATTTGCCAGTATTTCGAACCTTTAGGGGTAACACGAAGGAACATACCAAAGCCATCAGTAAGCTTGTATTCCTTCTCAAGGGGTTTTGCATTTTTTGCTTTGATATCAGTCAGTGACATGAAAACACCCCCTCGATTGTTGGTAAAAGGGAAATCGAACCAGCATTACCAGCATTTTTACCATCAAAATGATATGGCTTCGAGTGGTTTTTAGTGAACGAGGGTGAACGACTGAGAGGGGATAACCAATTGATAGAAATGCAGAAAGCAGACGTTAGTGAACGTCTGCTTCCCTTAAATTGGCTCCTCTGACTGGACTCGAACCAGTGACATACGGATTAACAGTCCGCCGTTCTACCGACTGAACTACAGAGGAATCGTGTGAACGAGGCGCATACTACTGGCCTGGCATTTTTGTGTCAACACTAAAATTAACTCACTGATTCAAATGGCTAAATTTAAGTCAACCCGTTGTTTTAGTGCACAAGGTGTTCGTCATCTGTATCTAGCCGGCCATTCTCACGTAATCTTTGTAAGGGATCCTGGCGATAGAAATGGCAAAAACGCTGCCAAAGAGCCGGAAAGCGCGGGGCAAACAGCTCTGGTGCGCTAAAGAAATATTCGGATAGCACGGCAAAACACTCGGCCGGGTCGGTCGCCGCATAGGCGTCAATACTGGCGGCGCTCTCGCCAACCAGATCGATCTCATCCTGAATGTTGTTCATCGCTGCGTGGAGGTCGTGCTCCCAGCCGGCGACTTCACGTAACGGAATCAGCGGCACGCCGCTGGCGCGATCGCCATTGCGCATATCCAGCTTATGTGCAACTTCGTGCACGATAAGGTTGAAACCAGATGCATCGAAAGAGTCCTGAATATCCAGCCAGTTCAGGATGATTGGCCCTTGTTGCCAGCTCTGGCCGGACTGGACAATCCGTTGATTGTGGACCAGACCAATATCGTCTTCCCATTCATCATCAACCACGAATGGGGCAGGGTAGATTAGCACCTCGTGGAAGCCATCCAGCCACTCAATGCCAAGCTCAAGAACCGGCAAACAGAACAGCAGGGCAATGCGGGCGTTTTGCAGCGGAGTGAGTTCAAGCCCTTGCAGGGCAACCAGGCGTTTTTGTTGCAGAAAGCGTGCCGCCATCTGCACCAGTTCCTGCTGCTCTTGCGCAGAAAGATTGGCTAAAACAGGAATGGCAAGCGCGTGTTCCCAGGGCATTTCTGCGTTGCCGGACTCTTCATCTACTTTCCAGGGCCATTTAAACATCATATTGCTCGCAAAGTCGTCACTTGAACATAATTAAAGAGACAGGAACTATTAAAGTGCCAAAGAACCTGGCATTATAGCAACCTCAGCGGAGAGATGCCGGAGCGGCTGAACGGACCGGTCTCGAAAACCGGAGTAGGGGCAACTCTACCGGGGGTTCAAATCCCCCTCTCTCCGCCACTATTCAAACACTTACAGCATTCCCTTTCAGTGACCTGCATCCCGATGAGAAAAATTGAGAAAATCCACTGAGAAAAATTCTAGCGCCGAAGCATGCTCCGACGCCAAAGAATCATCTCATTTTCTTGTCCAAAGTCGGGCTGATTTTAACTTTCCTGTCGTAAACAAGTACCTGTGATTCTGTCTTATGACCACTGAATTTTTGCTTGTCTCTGCCCGAGCCTTCATAGTCTGAGATCCCTTTAGCCTTTAGATCATGGAAGGTGCAATCAAGTGGCCTACCAAGTTCTTCAGAAGCCGCGTTTCTCGCTTTTCTCCATGCCTCATTAAATCCCTTGTATGAATAACGCTCACCATACATTGTCCTGATAACAGGGCCATCCTGTCCCCATTCCCTGCAAATATCAACAGCCGCATTGAGGCGCTCAGTCCAGGCTTTGATCTGTTTAATACCAGTCTTACCTTGCTGTATAAAAATTCCTTTATCAAGAATCTGATTCCAGTTCATTTTAAGAACATCAGAAACCCTTGCTGCGCAAAGATACGCAATTTCCATCGCGGCTTTAACTGCAGGCGTCGCATGAGTGAAGATAGCCATGTACTCTTCATCGGTGATGTATCTGTCGCGCTGAGGTTTAGGAAACTTATCGACACCAACGCACGGATTACCTGGTACAAAACCACGCTGATAACCCCAGCGGTATACACGAGACATTGAACTATGCTCGTGATTAGCCTGAACACGGCTTCTTTTACCTCGTGCATCCATGTAGCGCCGGACGTGCTCTGGTTTAATTGCCTTTGCTTCTGCCTCGCCGAAAACTGCTAACAAGTATTTTTCATGTGCCAGGTAATCTTTTTGTGTCCTGGGGGCAAGATCTGCATAGTCGGCGCTATTTAAAAATTTTTTCCACAATTGTTGAAAGGTGAGTAGTTTTTTTCGACCTTCAACAACTTTCTCATAAGCTAACCAGACTTCCGCTTTAGAAGCGGTTGCTGGGGCTAGATTCTCGGTAGTACCTCCTGGCTTCCAGTAATAACCGGAAGGGCGGAAAAACACACCCTTCGGCATCCACTCATTACCAGGCGCTCTTTTGCGGCCCATATTATCTCTCTACAGCGTCAAAGTTCATGCCTGGAGTAGGCACATGGCCTGCTGGTGGAAGCATGCGTTGTACGGGATGGTTAATATGAAACCAGGTCGTTTTTATTGCTCCGTCCCGGCGTTCAATAAAAAAGATCCCGTTCTGCGTTAACACCTCTTTCTGCAGCGACTTTTGGGGCGAACCCGTGGCCTCTGTCAGTTCTTCATCAGTCAGGAAGCGATCGCTCATGAGTTGTTCTCCACTGAACCGGCTGCAACCGGTTATCTGCCACTATATGAACAAGACGAACAGCCCCCACGCAGTCCGTCATTACACCTTTTACACAGCTGGTGGTCTTGCATCACTCCTTTAAGTTGGTTGTATATTTCTGCGGGCACAATTACCGGCATTGGCACGCGCAATTGCTGGCTTCGTAGCAAAAAGATTTCATCTGCATGCTCAAGGGCTATCTGTTTCCAGTCTTCCGCTTCAGCTTTGAACCATGCCAGATCGTCCCGCATGCGCCGCCAGCGGCGACGCTTCAGCTTATTCGCTTTCACTTCACCTCCTGCGGGGCGGCTGGCAGCGGCATCCAGTGGGTTATCTCGTTTTGGATGGCATCCCCGCAATGATAAAAAGTATGTGTTTTATGGCTGTAGTGACCGCTTGTTACTTCTCCAATTTCAGCATCCCACAGGATTACCTGCGTGCGGTCTTCCGGCATGCGCTCGCTTACCGGAATCCATCTCTGCGGCCATTCGTCACTATTTACTGTGGCGCACATCGCCTCATACTCGGAAATGGGCTGCAGTCTGTAACCATCCGGAATTGCCGGAGACTTCAGCCTGCCAACCAGCGGGCCATTAGGGCCGCCATTGTCAGCCAACATTGCCGGGGCGGCCTGTTTAAGCAGCTCAACTGCATCAGCGATACGTTGCTCTGCGCAGGGAATTACCGGAGAGTTACCAGCCTGTTTGGTACCCTCATTGGTGAGGGTACCAGCCTGGAGCATGGCGGCGCGGCAACGTTGCCATACGTACCAGTAGGATTCTCGCCAGGCGATGTTATCTGCCTCTGATGCTTCCGGGGACAGGTCAAAAGAACAATCAGAAGCAAACCAGGAGTCAAATAGCGACCTTAATTTTCTATCATCCATCACTACCGGCGCTGGCTGCGCGTGGCCATATGCTGCATAGATGGCATCGCAGATAGCTTTGCATTCGGCCAGAACATCTGGTTCAACATGCGTACCATGCAGACCACCAAACGTTTCCTCCAGTGTGCGGCGGATATGTCCGATACCTTCCATAGCTGAGCGGAAGTTTTCTATAGCCACCGGCTCGGATTCCATCGCTGGCTCACTGTCCATTGCGGCCTTGCGACGTTCCTGTAGCTCACGTAGACCATCAGCAGCAGTCAGGAGGTCTTGAGCTCCACGAACGTTTGTCCATTTGAGATTGCAGGCGTAATGCTCCAGGCGCTCGATTACAGAAATAACGCGCTCGTCTGTTATGGTTAATTTGCTGGTCATTGGTTGGCTCCTTCTGCTGCCCGGTTAACTATCACGCCGTCATAAACTTCTTTGAGGTGGCCGCGTAAGTCCATGCGACGGAGCGCACTAAACATGTAATCGCATTCCGCCTGTTTGTTAGCCTGAAATGGCTTGCTGTCCCGGTTAACCCACTCCCAGTTTCCAGGCCAGCCGTGAACCTTCTTAACCCGACCTTTGACCACGTGAAGCAATCCCCAGCCAGGCTGCAAATCCTCAATATTTACGATACCCGGCTCACTAATCATGAAACGCCAGTCTCCCATGCCCTTCTCGGGTTCAACACGGAAAGGCTTCTTGCGGTCGGCCAATAAGTCAGAACGAGAGCATTTAGCCTCAATCAGACAACTGGCCCCATTGCGAAAGCCGATTGCATCAGCCTGCTCACCGTATGGCGTCCATGCTCGGAACCGGTCATGAAAGGCCACCTTGAAACCGTTGTTTTGCAGAAAGCGGCAGGCTATCTGGCAAAGTTCATCGTGTGTCAGTGCCATCACTCAGCCTCCACCTTGATGCCAGCGGCAGTTAGTATCCGCTCGACTTGTCCCTGATAACCCTGACCGCCTGCGCTAACAGCTTGCGGCAGCTTCACGGTGACGGAGCGGGACTCCAGCTCGGCGATGCGCTGCTGGCGTTCGAAAGACTCCTGAGCCAGACCAGCATTCCAATCCCGCAACTCCTTGATGTAGAGCTGCGCCTTCTCCAGAGCCTCTACCAGCTCAGCGCCAGCCGCTTTCCATGCCACCCACATGTCGGTGATGTCCGGATCCTGGTATGCGCTATCAGAAGTCCGGCGATTTTTGAGGTAACCCCACGGCAGAGCCTCTGCGCCTTCAAACCACGCTTCGAATTTCTCTCTCTGCGCCAGTTCGGTGATATCAGTTGTCATGCTCGCCATCCTTCGCAGCTATAATTGCTGCATCCATCAAAGTCGTATGGGTTGTATTGCCAGGTAATGCGGCCACAATGTGGGCAGTTCCAGCGAACCTTTCCACTTTTTGCCTTCTGTCTGCGATTGTATTTTTTTAGCCATTCAGGCATCACCAGCCCGGCACCTTGAACCATAGTTCGGCGGTTGAAATTATTGATATTGAACGTGCGCCGCTTTACTGCATCTGCCAAATGGAATGGCAGCCACACAACGCCTGGCTCATCCGTGTTGGCGGATACAAAAACGAATGCCTTGCTGAAATCATCGGTTGGCAACCCTCCGCTTTGCAGCCAGTAAACATCGTTCCCGTTCCAATCGCCTTTTTTATACGCAACGTATGCGCTGCAACCAGCCTCAACTGTGCTTTCGTTGGGGATGTACTGGCAATCCACATGCCATACAGACAGGGCATCAACAGCGTCAGCGCAAATTGGCTGGTCAATCTCTCTCCCGTAGTCCCAACTTCTCTGCGCCTCTTCCTGCGTGTAAACGTGCGCGCGGTCGATGTTGGAGCTATATCCGTTTCCGTTATGGCAATGAAACGAGGCGTTGCTTCCCACCGTTTCGCGCGTGCAAAGCATGTAAAAACGGTTGCTCATTTATCCCCCTCGCGCAGCTGCTTGACGAAGTCACGAGCCTGTTCTTCCATCAACGTGTAAAGCTCCTCGTCTTCTGGCTCGACAAATCCAATGCTTTCATCGCAATGTTTTGCGAACTCCTCCACCCCATCAGCCTTAATCCCGGCAAGGTAGGCGTCGGTGGCGGGGGTTTCAGGCTCATAGCCATCAGCACTGATGTAGCGAGTAACCTCCTCCTCATAGAAAGTTTCAGGCTCGATGTGTCCCACAAAGCAATCGGTCTTGATGAATTTCTTCAGCCCCACATTCTCCGCAGCCAGCTGCCGTACCTTTTCACGCAAACCATTAGCGCAGTTATGGTTACCGTTTTTTCCGCGCGACCAAGAAAATCCGCAATCACAGTGAAATACGTCCCCGATCTCTTTTATGTTCATGCTGTCCACCATTCGATAAACATGCAGATACCAACAGTTACTACGGCAATCAGCACCCAGCAGATCACATCCAAAATGGCGGCAAACCGACGCAGGGTGTATTTGCTGTAATTCTCAGGATCAAAATTCATACCGCCTCCCCAAGCACCCAACGCAGTGCGTTTGCATACTCACCCTCGGCAGATTCCAGGGCTTTTGTAATTTCTTTGCGGGTTTTCAGGCGCGGCTTTGCATCGCCGAGGATCTGACGCTGGCGACGGGCTTTCTCATGGCCGGTTGTGCCAGCAGTTGCCGCTTCGATTTCGGAGACCTTCTCCCGCTGCTCTTCGGGTTTAAGCGATGCCAGCTGACGCGCCTGGGTAACGGTAACTGTGCCAGCCTCCACCGCTTCCCTGACGGCCTGGGTCGCATCGAGAAGGGAGAGCGTTGCTCGAACGGTCTGAACGCTGCAGCCAAACAACACCGCAATGTCGTCCTCATCGAGCCCGCGGTCGAGCTGGTCTGACATTTTTTTAGCCCGGCCAAGCGGTGTATCAGGTCGGCGAATTTCATTTTCGCTGACCATGTATTTAGCCATCTGATTTGCTGATCCGCGCTTAACGACCCCAGGAACAAGCAGTGGTACTTTGCCCTCTTTCAAAAGAAGCTTATTTGCCTCCAAGGTATGTTTTACGCGCTGACGGCCTACAACTACGCAGGTGAGCCCAAGTTCAGGGTCTTTCCAGACGATGATAGGTTCCAGTACACCCAGCTCCTTGATGTTCAGAACCATCCCTTCGTCGATAGGAAGGTGGACCCGTTCATCGTAAAGCGGGTGAGTTTTGTCGGTAACGAGATGCAGGCTTTCAGGTTCGAACGTTAAAACATTCGTTTTGCCGCTGGCGCCGTATACAACCTTTGAGTCTTTAGCCATCAGACAGCCTCCGCATTGCTGGTGGCTGTCGTTGAGATACTCTTCAAATCGCGCATAGCTTCCAGGACGTGCATATTGCTGCGGGTTTTTGTGTGGCGTTCAACAATGCGATCACACTCTTTAGCCCAGGCCATTACCTCAGACCTCAAGCTTTTGTTTTCGGCATATATCCGTTTAACCCACTCCTGGACATCAACCCCTTCAGGGCATTCGCTGTTAACGCGGGTCGCGGTAAGGGTATTGATTGCGGCGGAGCGTTCATCGCAAGCCTGGCTGGTGGCCGCCATCGAGATATCAAGGCGAGACGCCAGCTCTTTTACAAGTGCTGCTGATGCTGGTGGAAGGCCGTTAGCTGCCTCGTATGCTTCACGTATCAGCTGCTGTGCTGTTTTGTGCATGTCATTTTCTCCAACTGACGCACTGCAACGCGCTATTTAGGGTGCAGCAACCCAACCCACGGGAATGGGGTAATTGCTGCTGTTTTTAATCAGGCCGCTGGTTTTTGTTCTTCAGGCTCTTTATAGGCGAGCAGATCACAAAGCTGGTTTATAACTTTGCAGAACTGGAACATGTCAGTACCAGCCTGGTGACGCCAGCGATAAGCTTTATCGTCGTCATCATCAAAACTATGATCCTGAGTATCGATGCGACGGAAGTGGAATTTATCGGTAAGCAGGAAAGAGACACCACAGCCTCTTAACTCCATATTATCGACGATGAAACCGGTGTTCAGGCTCTCCAGAATTTCACTGGTAACCGAAGTATGATCCGCCGAATAGCGGATAACTTCTTTCTGATCTGCAAGTCTGGATAGTTGGACATAATCACCAACCTCAAACCCGTCAAAAGCAGATTCTTCACCATCCAGGTGATTTTTAAGCCGTGTTGTCAGGCCATTTTTAATATCACTGATGTTGATAGTGACGGTTTTTACTGAGCCGATAACTTTCACAAGCATCGCGCCGACCATCTCGGCAATATTTTTATTAGCGGTGTTAATGATCAGAATATTTTCTTCAGTGTTGTAAAGCGCCAGGAACAGGGATGATTTGATAAACGCCTGTTTGCAAAGCTGCACTCTTGCATCCTGAATGATGTTGTTACGGTCAGAACGTTTCAGTTTTTCACCGCATGCAGATTCGATGCGTTGGATGCGCTCATTGGCTTCTTTCATCACCACATGTTGGGGAATGATTTTTTCATCCCGACGCACAACGATGGCGTAACCGCCTGTGATTGGTGTTACCAGTTCACCAGTAACAGGGTTAGGAACGAAAGATGAGCGTGAAAATTCGGTTTCACCCAACTCAGAATAAGGCAGTTCGTGAAGGTGACCTTCAACGGCTTCTATGCTGGGTAACGTGGCCCGATAGACAATGGCGTTACGTAACTTTGATAATTTCATTTCGATGTCCTCTGCAAAGGATTGGTTAGTTATCTCCACACAACACAGGAGAGCACCAGCTGCTGCATCAGCCCGAGCGGATTGGGTTATGGGCCCGTCACCCGGTGGTGCTCTCGTGTCTTGTGTAAAAAGGGCGGTACCAGAAAGGGAAATAAACTGGCACCGCCAAGACTACACACAGCACAGTTAACTAGGTTGTGGCGGTGGTGCCTCCACCTGCCGGGTTAAGCCATAACCGGCGACGTACACTACCCTGAACGCATTCATTGAACGGGTTTGGCTCGCCGCGTGCGCATAGCCGCAATTACCACAACGGAAAGGGGCCGCGTAACCTGGCGCCGATCTGGCCGCTGCTCGGTTTGTACCGGATTCTTCCCCGGTCACTGGCGCAGACAACAAAGCTTCTATGCGCGTTCCAACCAGCCCCTTTCCTGTTGTGTGCCGGGCTTCCACCGGCTCCCATCTGTTTTTAAAGCCACTCAGATATCGTCTGGGCTGCGTCGTCTCTTCCGGCTGTCATTCGGGTTGAACTCGCCCGAAACGAGATTGAAGGGTTATAGCCCCTTACGGCATTCACTCCCTATCACGTGTGTCGCGTATGCCACGCCAGCACCTAACGAGTTTTAACGACCTTTGCCGTTTGCATCATCTTGTCGCCGCTGTTATCGATGCGGAACCGCCACTGTCCAGGACATTTAAAGGGACCGTCTCCAAGTGGTAACTCTTCCAGTCCCGATAAACCTCCTCAGCAGAAGGGGGCTTATCGGGATTGAATGTTGTGACACCAGATCGCTAATCTGCTTACTTCCCGCCGCTCAGTTTTTGTATTGGCAACCAGTTGCTGTTGCTCAGTCGATTTTTGGGTCTTTGCGTCGACCGGCGCTGTAGTACGCTTGTACACATCGCAACTTGGGATCTGTCCGCTATCGATGTTTTAAATATACTTTCAGGTAAATTATAAGTAAATACCCGCAGGTATATTTTGTGCGTGATATTGATTAACCACTCTGATTTATAAGTAAATTTATTTTTTTCTTACGATGTGTTGTGGTTAATAAAGAGCCAGCTAGGGCAATAAAATTGGAGAGGATTGAAAAGTGAGAGGACAGCGTCCATAGCTGGAGAGGCTACAATCTGCTGATACTAAAAGGGGAAGAGGTTGGCAGAGCCGCAATGGCTGAGTACCTGGAGAAAAAGCGTAGGGAAGTTGGTAACACCATATACAAAGGCGTTTTGTGTGAAGCAGCGAATTGGTGAGGGATGGGAAATTTTAAGGATCCGGCATTTTGCCGGATCCAGAGGGTTAGCCTGAAATCCAAGGTATTGGAAGATAGTTCAATGAAGTGTGTCTGAGGATATTTTCAGTTACAAGCTTGAGTGCTATCACATTAAAACGTTCAAAGTACCATAGGTTGTTCTGAATGAAGTCTTCATCGAATTCGGCGGCGTCCCGAAGGTAGAAGAAAGTTTTGAAAACCGCATTGGATTCGAATGCTAGATCACTTTCTTCTGGATCGTCTCTTTTAGGTCCAGAATATGCGCGGATTTTAGCGTCTATAAGCATACTTATCCGGAAGGACTGCTCATCTTCTTCTTCTACTGGTTCATAACTTACCTCAGGATCATCAGTATTGACTGTTATAAAACCTTCTTCCCCTATGTTTATTTCTCTAAAAGAGGAAGATAAAACTTCAAATCCTTCAAAAAAGTATTTTTCCAGCATTAGTGTCTAAACCCCTTGCCTACAGCCAGTTTCCAGTTACCAGATCGGCGTAACTCTTTGCTGAAGTCGATTGTTTCAGAAACAAACTCTGTTTTCCTTTCAAAATGAAAGTGTATTTCCTTTTTGACCGCCAGCTTCTCTTCAATAGCTCTTTTTATGAATTCATTAAGGTTAACACCTTGATTTTTAGAGGCTATATAAACCTGCTTATGAAGATTTTCGCCTATTCTAACGTTGAATGTCCCGCTCATAGGTTTATCAGGGCTTTTGCCTATTGCCGAACAAGTTTCGAGATAGTCGTCGACAGCTTCTTCAAAAGCTTCCTTTAATCCAGGAAGAGAGTCAGCCTCGTACGTGATAACATCGGCAATGCATTCAATTTTTCCATGCAAAACCATGTCATCAAGCGAGGTTTCAACGCTACCGAAGTAACCCTTATATTTCAGCATTTTATCCATTGTTATCTAACTCATCCAAAAGAGACTTAGCCTCTTCAAGCACATACCCTTTCACGATACTGCTTGGGTGCGGGCAGTGAAAGGCTACAACGCGTTTCTCAGCGTTGACAAATTTACGCCGAGACCCGGAACCATTGAGTACTTTGAATCCATAGTGTCCAAGAAGCGTTACAAGCTCCTCCCAAGTGAAATCCTTCGGAAGAAGATCAAGCCTTGAGCGAAGTTTTTCCTTTCGGCTCATCGCGATTACATCCTATACGAAGAAGCATAGCAACTAAAAAACAGTTGCAAAGTGTGCTTTGCAAGAAAATTCATAAAAATAGAATTTATTACAAGAGCTGCACAATCCAACATTGTTCAAATGTTACACATGGCTAATAAAGTTTATCAACAGAACTGCATATCAAAGGCGGTTGTATTTTATTGACTCATGAATCAATGCCTTACCCATCACATATAACTGTTCCTGGCTATCTTCATTGATGTACCACTTCTCATAAGCTGGGTTATCAGACAGAACGGCCAACTTGTCGCCCTGCATCTGCAGGCGCTTAACATGGAAGGTCTTCCCATATACAAATGAGTAGACGCCATCAGTCTGAAAATGCCGAACTGAGATATCGACGAACAGCCGATCTCCCGACACAAGGGTTGGTGCCATGCTATCGCCGTTAACGGTCATAACCTTAACATCCGCTGGATCACGGTTCCCGAAAAGCACGCGCGCGTGCTCAGTCGTGAACTCAATCGCGTAAAGCACTTCGACATAGTCGGAAATCATGTAGTTTCCGGGGCCTGCGCTGACTGTTAAATCGAGAACTTCAACGCGATAAACATCGCGATCTAGGACTGGCAGTTCAACGCCAGATGCTTCCGCTAGCGTTAAACCATCCATCCATCCCCTGGCAATCCTCATGGCGTCCTCAATTTGCCGGGCGGCCTGCTCACCAATATTTCGCTTATGAGACTTACCAGCAGGGTAAAGCATTCTGGAAACTACGGTCGCATCAAGCCCTACTTTGTCAGCAAAATCTTTTTGAGTTTTGAACTTGGCGACTAACTCCTGAAGTTTTAGGCGTCGCAGCTCGAATATGTCAGGTGTCTCGTTTTTCATCTTTCCATCTTACGAAAATTTACTCACAGGTAAATGACTTGAAGGTATTGTCAAATATATACTTAGAGGTATACTTTGTTTTCGGGCTTAGGAGGCGTGATGGAAACTTTAAGAGAATACCTAAACTCCTTATCAATTGATAAACAAAGAGAATTTTCAAAGAAATGCGATACATCTCTTGAGTATCTTCGTAAGGCAATTAGCAAAAAGCAAAAGTTAGGAGCCGCTCTGTCGGTTTCTATTGAAAAGAATTCAACTGGCTCTGTTAGTAGGAAAGACCTTCACCCGGATGACTGGGAGAAGATTTGGCCTGAGTTAGATCATAAAAAATCTGCGGCATGACCGTAACTACAAACCGAATTTCAAAGGGGTAGGTATGAACCCGGAAATATTCATCAAAAACAATGTTGTTAGAGCTCTGCTGACTGATGGTTATTCAGCAGAACAGGCGGAACAGGGGGGGGGGTAGAGGCTATTTCCTACTACCGGCGCTCATCAAAGCCGACAACCAAGCGAAGAAACATCTTTGACGACTGCCTTGAACAAGCCCGAATGATTCTTAAGTACGGCAAGAAGAAAGGCACCAGAACGAAAGGGGCACTGATTTAAATGACAAACCTGAAAGAAGTCGTAAAAGCGATGTGCAAAGCCTACCCCGGCGGCCGTGAGGCGATGGCTGGCGCATTAGGCATGACGCTTACCCAGTTCAATAACAATCTCTACGAGAAGAACGGCTGTCGTTTCTTTGAAGTAACTGAACTGGAAGCGATGGAGGACATCTCGAATACATCTCATCTGGCTGAATATTTTGCACGCCGTCGCGGTGCACTGCTGGTGGATGTGCCTCACCTGGAAGAACTGGATCGCGTGGACCTGTTTAGTCGCGCAATGCGTACCTCCGCAGCCAGAGGGCAGGTGGATCAGATTATCGAACAGGCGCTTGAAGACGGGGTTATCGAAAGACATGAAGCTGAAGAAATCATGGTGCATCACCGCCGCCATCTGGCAGCACGTGAAGAAGAAATCGCGGCAATTATCGCGTTGTTTGCACGCAAAAAGAAGTGACGCCAGCGGGTTGCAGCCCCTGGCGTCGTGGCGTGTCGTTATCAGTGGAGATTACTAACGCATGAACAGTTTAACAACACAGTACCGCAGGTCGCAACTTATAGCGCGTCCGGTTCCTGGTGGAGCAGGTCCGGTGCAGTTCGTGTATGGGGTAAGAGTACCAGGCGGGTTTGAGCCTGTCTGCTACCAGTTTGCTCAGTGGGTGGTAGGGGACTTTAACGGCCAGGTGGGGAGCGTATGCGAGAACTTAACCGATGGTTCAGAGATCACTACGGTGTCCCGGTCCGGGTCATTCGCTGGGAGCCCCAGACACAACGCGTTATATACCTGCGGGAAGGGTACGAGCATGAGTGCTTCAGTCCCATCGAGCAGTTCAGAAGAAAATTCAGGGAAATAGAGGGGTCTTATGAGCCTGTTAATGCCATCAAGGCCGATAGTCATCAATCCTGACCTTGCGTACAGCATTGGCCTGAATGAAGCCATTGCGCTACAGCAGGTGAACTACTGGCTGAAGGAGACAACCTCCGGGCTGGAGCGTGACGGTGTGCGTTGGATCTACAACACCACAGAGCAGTGGCTGGAGCAGTTCCCGTTCTGGTCAGAGTCCACACTGAAGCGCACATTCACCCGCCTGAAAAGCCTGGGCGTGCTCAAAATCGAGCAACTAAACAAGTCCCAGCGGGACATGACCAACTACTACACGATCAACTATGAGAGTGAGCTTTTAGATGAAGTCAAAGTGACTAAATCGAAGGGGTCAAAATGCGCTGTTCCATCAGGTCAAAATGACACGATGGAAGAGGTCAATGTGAAACGCTCCACCAGGTCAAAACGAACCGCTCTCATCGGGTCAAAACGACCTGATGATCCTACAGAGAATACAACAGAGAGTACTACAGAGATTACAGGTAAAGACTCTTGTCCGGTTGCGCCGCAACCAGACGAGCCTGATCCAGCGTTTATCGTTCTGGATCATTTCAACCAGATGACTAACTCGAACTACGGGAAGAGCGGAAAGACCAAAACAACGCTGGGTTACATCCGAGGGCGACTTTCGGAGGATTACAGCCCTGAAGACCTGATGCTGGTGGTTGATTACCTGACCGAAAAATGGGCCAAAGATCCGAAGATGAGCGATTACCTGCGCCCGAAGACGCTGTTTGCCCCTGAGAACTGCGTTGAATATTTCGATAAGGCGAAAAAGTGGGATGCTGCTGGCCGTCCTGCCTGGGCTAACGGGAAATGGGTTAGCAATGATCAGGCGTTTAAATCGAGTTATGCGGAGGTGAATTACACGGTACCAGCGGGGTTCCGCTCATGAGCAAACCCTTCCTGAAATGGGCTGGTGGAAAATACACCCAACTGGCTGACCTGTTCCGGCTTATCCCGGAGGGAAAGCGACTGATCGAGCCTTTCGTGGGCGGTGGTTCCGTCTTCCTGAACAGTGACAAGCATGCAGGTTTCCTGCTGGCAGATGTAAACCCGGACCTGATCAACCTGTATCAGATGCTGGCAGTTGTGCCGGATGCAGTCGAATGTCAGGCCCGTTGGATGTTTGAAAAAATGGCTAATCCAGAAGGCTATGAGCTCATCAAGAATGAATTTAATGCCCAGACTCTTGATGCAGCAGAGAGAGCCGCGGCGTTCCTGTATCTGAACCGCCACTGTTTCAATGGCCTGATGCGTTACAACCTGGCTCACCAGTTCAACGTCGGCTGGGGCAAATACAAGGCACCTTACTTCCCATTCGATGAGCTGAAGGCGTTCGCTGATATGGCTCATAACTGCGTATTCATGACCTCGGGATTCAGCCGGACTATTGGCCTGGCCGGAGCGGGGGACGTGGTCTATTGCGATCCGCCTTATGAGCCGATGCCAGGAACTGCAGGATTTACCGCGTATGCCGCTGGGGGTTTTAACTGGGATGACCAGGTGTTACTGGCAAATCGCTGTGTAGCGGCCCACAAACGTGGCGCGCAGGTAGTTATTTCAAACTCATCGGCCCCGAAGGTCGTCGACCTGTACCGGGAGCATGGTTTTAACCTGGAATTTATCAAAGCGCGTCGTTCGATCTCCTGCAATGGCACCACGCGGGAAGTCGCTCGGGATGTCGTGGCGATCCTTTAAGGGGACTTCATGAAACTGACATTGCCATTTCCACCAAGCGTAAACAGTTACTGGCGCGCCCCAAGCAAAGGGCCGCTGAAGGGACGGCATATGGTTAGCGAGACTGGTCGCAAGTTCCAGAAAGCAGCCAGGGCGGCGATTATCGAACAGTTACGGGCAGTCCCACGACCATCAATTGAACTGGCGGAAGTTCACATTGTTCTGTACCCGCCGGATCTTCGTCGTCGTGATATCGATAACTACAACAAAGCGCTCTTCGACGCGCTGACTCAAACCGGCGTCTGGGAGGACGACAGCCAGGTAAAACGCATGTTGGTTGAGTGGGGGCCGTTGACGAAGAAAGGGAAGGTTGAGATTACGATTAAGCGATTTGTTTCCCCGGCAGTTGCAGCTGCCTGACAAGTGGAGAGCGTATGAACCAGTTAACACCGAAAAATGTTGTCACGATGTCCAGCCGAGATATCGCCGATCTGGTTGAGTCGCGACATGATGATGTGAAGCGGTCGATTGAACGCCTGGCGGAGCGCGGGATTATTCAACTTCCGCCAATGGCGGATGTTAAAAACCACCTAAACCAGTCGGTGTCGGTCTACCTGGTAGGAAAGAGGGATAGTTATGTGGTTGTTGCGCAGTTGTCCCCGGAGTTTACTGCTCGTCTGGTTGACCGCTGGCAGGAACTTGAAGCGGCCAGTAATTCAGTGATACCTCAGTCATTCTCTGACGCGCTTCGACTGGCAGCAGACCTTGAAGAAGAAAAACAGCGTCTGGCACTGGAGCTGGCATCTGCGGCCCCAAAAGTGGAATTTATCGACCGTTACTGCACGGCGAACGGTTCCCTCTCTTTTCGGCAGGTGGCAAAGCTACTGAAAGCCAAAGAGCCAGAGCTCCGTTTGTTCCTCATCGAGAGAGAAATAATGTACCGGCTGGGAGGTACGTTAACGCCTATGGCCCAACACATTGACGCTGGTCGATTTGAAGTGAAAACAGGGACGTCACAGGCATCAAACCATGCGTTTAGCCAGGCACGATTTACAGCCAAAGGTGTGCGCTGGATCGGTGGTTTGTGGACTGAATACAAGGCCGGAGGTCATGCAGCGTGAGAGCCTTGCTAACACCTGAAATAGCCCACCGTATGGGTGTGGTTCTTTTTCGGCCTGGTAGTGAACTGATGCCGCTGTTCAGACGCGGGCGGGTACTGATTGAACCAGAGCCAGAAAACTACTCAGAACACCCGACGGGAGCTATACCACCGGCAGGACAGCCCCTGGCTGATGACCCGTCGCTGTTAACTGTTTTTGAGAACCCGGAAGTTATCATTCGCGCTGGTGGTATCGGCGGCCTGGAGGCGGAGCTTGAGCGCAGTTTTAAATGCCAGTATCCACATGGCACCTGGCATAGCGAGAATTTCACGCTATTCCGTCATGAACCTGGCAGCATCCGGCTGTGCTGGGCCTGCGATAATCTGGTTCGTGACCAGTACACCGAAACACTAGCGGGTATAGCGCGAGTAAACCTGGTATCCTGGATGATATCCGTTATCCGCTCACAACTGGGCTTCAACGAAGACCATACGCTGACTATTCCCGAGCTGTGCTGGTGGATGGTCATCAACGATTTGGCTCATGTGATACCGGAGGGACTGGCTCATAAAGCACTGCGTTTACCACCAGTTAAGCATCAGTCGGTGATGAAGGAGAGCGATTTAACTCCTGGGCCAGCGGCTGCAGAAGTCGTGCAGAAAAAGATTCTGGCGCTGCGAGTGGATCCGGAAACACCTGAATCATTCATGCTGCGACCAAAGCGTCGCCGCTGGGTAAACGAAAACTGGACACGCTGGGTTAAGTCTCAGATTTGTGTCTGCTGTAACAAGCAGGCAGATGACCCGCACCACCTGATAGGCCACGGGCAAGGTGGGATGGGAACGAAAGCGCACGATTTGTTTGTGTTGCCGCTTTGCAGAGCGCATCACGACGAGTTGCACGCTGACACCGTGGCATTTGAGGCGAAATACGGCTCACAGCTGGAGCTGATGTTTCGATTTTTGGATCGTTCGCTGGCAATCGGCGTATTGGCGTAAGTGGAGACGCAAGATGATTAATCCCTCAGAAGTTGGCAAATCTGGCGAAATGGTTCGCCTCCGTACTCTTGAAAGTATCTGGATACAGGGAAAGCTGCGCATGTGGGGCCGCTGGTCATATATTGGCGGTGGTAGCGGTGGCAACATGTTTAATCAGCTATTGGCGTCCGGGAAGATAACGAAGACTGCCATCAATGACGCTCTGCGCCGCATGAAGAAATCAGGCATTACCAAACCGGAGCTGGAAGCATTCTTAAAGGAAATTCTCAGTGGTAAAACTAAAAGCGGCCTGGCGTTCTGTACTGACGATGAAGGTCTTCTAATTGATCGGGTCCTGGGTGCCATTCTCATCGCAAACGAGCATAAAGGTTTGTACAGCATGCTGGTGGACCATTACCGCTTGCGGAAGAGTAAGCGCCGCATCGCTGAGGAGTTGCAGGAAAAACATCCTGAATGGTGTTTTATGACTTGTCGTCGGCGTGTTGATGCATGGTTAAGTCTTGCGGAATCGATGCTATACGCTCCAATTTGTGACGCGTTCGGCACAAATAGCGTCAGATTTCACTTGCAAGGTGAGCCGGAAACTGCTTAAATTGTGGTAGGCTCGGGACGTTAAAGCGAACTGAGCAACAGAACAAAAAAGAAACCCGCTCTCAGGCGGGTTTTTTTATTTTTGAATTATAACTATATTAGTTGATTGTTCTGATGGTTTTTTCTCTGACCCTTTAAGAGACAAGAAACCCATGATTAAAATACACGCAACAATTAATGGGAATATTATTAAATTCAGGTATTTCGAGGATGAGATGGTTTTTTGATATCTCTTCGATGTTTCGTTTGTTAACATATTCTTAGTGTCCTCAGTGAGAGTCAATATCTCTCTGAGGTTAAATATGTATTTTTTCCTTTCGTACGTAGTGAATTTTTTATCTCTACGCAATGGTTCATAACCGTTATGGCTACCATATCCAAGTATCTTTGGAAGAAGGCTTCCATGAGAATTCAATACTTTCTCATAGTGTTCAAATATTTCTTTGTCAAAAAACATAATTCTAACTCTAAGCTCTCTTAGTTTATCTAAGTTTGGAGGGACTTTATCATGCGCCTCTTTTATCGACATTCTATTAACATTTTTTTGGAATAAGAAAATTTGTATTAAATATTCTGTGTTATTTTGAATAGTTTCAAGAGCCTCATGTGCTTCAATACCTAATTTTTCGTAAACAGTTAACTTTACCTCCTTTTCCTTTGAGGAAGAGGTGGAGGCATAAGCTAAAAGGCCAACAATTAATGCTACGAGTAGAGTAGCAACTGTAGTTAGATTCGCTGAGTCCATAACGCCTTCAAATATAGAGTTAATTATCCATTATATCTGAAATATTTACGTTTCCCCTCTTTTTTGAGTGGATTCACAGCAATTGAGGGGGACCGATGTCCGAACCAATAACCGGCACAGGCTTAGCTGGTGGCGCTTTAACGGGGGCGAGTGTTTACGGACTGTTAACCGGTACTGATTACGGTGTTGTGTTCGGGGCATTTGCTGGTTCTGTGTTTTATATAGCGACCGCTGCTGATTTAAGCGCAACACGACGGATGGCCTATTTTGTTGTGTCCTATATCGCAGGGGTTCTATGCGCCGGGCTGGTGGGCTCCAAGCTATCAGCCCTTACTGGTTACAGCGATAAACCTCTGGATGCTATTGGTGCCGTAATCATTTCGGCATTGGCCGTGAAAATACTTACCTTCCTGAACAATCAGGATATTGGCTCGCTGGTGGCGCTAATAACGCGCCGGGGAGGTTCCGGTGGTACTAAATGATCCGACTGCAACCATTAATGCCCTGTTATGTGCTGGTGTCGTGGTTACATTGATGTTCTATCGCCGTCGAGACTCACGGCATCGGAAGTGGGTCTCTCGGCTGGCCTGGCTGATAACAGTGTTATACAGCTCTGTACCGCTGGCATATCTGTGCGGTATCTACCCCTATTCAACATGGCCCACAATCGGGGCCAATGTCACGATCCTTGTTGTGCTGCTGAGCGTAAGAGGCAATGTAGCGCGGTTGGTTGATGCACTGAGGCACTAATGAATCAAACACAATTTCAGAAGGCGGCTGTTATCAGCGCCGGGTTATCTACGCGCTGACACTGGCAGGGAAAAAACAAGGTGTAAACATGGCAACAGCAGATCAGATTATCGAAGGTGTCCTCGGAAAAGAGGGCGGTTATGTAAATAATCCCTCAGATAAAGGCGGGCCTACCCGATGGGGCATTACGCAGAATACAGCCCGCGCTTACGAATATACCGGGGATATGAAGTTATTGCCACGTGAAACGGCCAAAGCCATTTACCTGTCGCAATACTGGACGGAACCGAATTTCCACCGCATAGCCGAACTGTCGCCAGCCATCGCACAGGAATTGTGTGATACCGGCGTAAACATGGGGCCTCGCGTCGTCAGTACATTCCTGCAGCGCTGGTTAACGGCGCTGAACATGCAGGGCAAGCTGTATCCAGACCTGAAGCCGGACGGCGCGATTGGCAACATCACTATTGCAGCGCTGAAAAGCTATCTGGCCGTTCGCGGCAAAGATGGTGAAACCACTCTGCTGAAAGGGCTGAATTGCAGCCAGGGCGCCCGATATCTTGAACTTTCCGAAGGCCGGGCTGCTAATGAGGACTTCCTTTATGGCTGGGTCAAAGAGCGGGTGAGCCTATGAAGATGATTATTTTCGCTCTGCTGGCGCTGGTGGCGGTGCTGATCCTTTTGCTACTGCGCAAATTTACCCGGCTGGAGTTCGTTGACCATGCCCGCCTGTTGTTGAAAACGTGGTCTGTGAGGCTGGGTACCATCGGCGCGCTGATTGGCGTTTGGGCGCAGTCTTTCCCGGATGCAGCCCTGCATGCCTGGGCGATGCTGCCGCCGGACATTAAAAACATTCTGCCGCCCAATATCGTGGCGATGATTAGTCCCGCGCTGGTGGTGCTGGCGGTGCTCTCGCAATACGTAAGGCAGCCGGCGCTGAAAGATAAGGCCGACGAACTGAAGGGATCGCCGCAATGAGCTTTGAAATAATCGCCGGGTTGGTGGTTGTGATACTGGGAGCTATCGCCGGCGCGTTCGGTATCGGTCACGCCCGCGGCACCAGTAAAGCCGAAGCAAAAGCCGAGCAGCAACGTACCGAAGATAAAGCGACCGCTACCGTCGCCGCGGCAGAACGCCGTGCTGAAGTCACGAAAGGGGCCAGCGATGTACAGGAAGACGTTAAGCGTATGGGCGATGACGATGTTGATCGCGAGCTGCGCGAGCACTTCACCCGCCCCGGTAGTCGTTGATACCACCTGCTACTGGATTCGCATTATCTACCTGACCGACCACGATATCGACGTGCTGGATAAGCAGACCAAGCGCGACATTCTGGCGCACAACAAATCAGTGCTGGCGAACTGCCCGCAATCAACCGAAAAGGCTACGAAATGAGTGAAGCAAAACCGCAGGACGGCAGTACTGTAAAAGGCTACCGCACATTAACCGCTGGCGACATTGAGCGAATGAACCGCCTTAAAGGTGTCAGCCGCCACTTCTGTAGTTTGCTTGATACCGAGCGAGGTGAATTGTTGGCTGTCCGTAATGGCCCGGCAATGTTAATCGCTGAGCAGGCTCGGGAGATTGATGAAGCTATGCGCAGCCTGGCAATCGCGCGTACCAAAATGCAGGAGGCCTGTATGTGGGCATGCCGCGCAGTTGCCCGGCCAGATGCTGACTGCTAATCCCACTAAGGGATAAATCACCAACTATCCCCACTCGAGGATAAAGCAATGAAGCAATAAGCGGATAGACCGCAGCCGAAAGGCAATGTAGCAGTAGTGATGCTGCCCCGAGTCGCGTAATGGCGAGCCTGTGTAGTGATGGGTAAGGGTTCATAGATAACAATAAGCTCCGGTAAAGCAGCGCGAACGCCAGACGCGTACCGGTTATAAGCGGCGATGATGCGGCAGCTACTCAAGGGCATGAGCGTGGACACTCCGGGAAGTGGCAAAGCATTACAGCAGGCATTCACTGAGTGCCTGTGATAATGCTGGGTTATACTCACTTTCGGCGAGTTGACGCGGAGGAACTATGAAATATTGCCCTGAGTGTGGCTCAAATGATGTAGTAAAGGATAAGCAAAGAGGTGGCTGGACCGGTGATTATATCTGCGAGAATTGCGGATTTAATAATGACCCTAGCGAGTTCTGGTCCGAGACTGAGTACAAGATGAGAAAGAGAGCTGAGAGTTTACCTGGCTATCGTAAGAAAGAATGATTCAACCCGCTTCGGCGGGTTTTTTATGCTACCTGGACTGATATCACATGAACAAAGAGCCCCGCATCTACGGCAGCAAGTGGGACCGTGAGCGTCTTATTTTCCTCCGTACGCACCCCTTGTGCGTCATGTGCCAGGAGCAAGGCAGGGTGACAGCGGCAACGGTGGTTGACCACATCATCCCGCACAAACTGAAGGAGGCTCTGCGCTCTGGTGACAGCCAGGCAATAGCAAAAGCGCAAAAGCTTTTCTGGAGCCGGAAGAACTGGCAAGGGCTGTGTAAGCAGCACCATGACTCAACAAAGCAACGAATGGAGAAGCGTGGCACCGTTATCGGCTGCGATGAAAACGGTATTCCGCTTGATCCAAACTCTCACTGGTTCAGATGACGTCAAGTCCATAGGGGGGGGCGGGTCAAAAGTTCAGAACTCTGACCCTAAATGACCGCCGCCCATCCTTTTTGCACACAACCGCGAAATGAAAAGTTTTTTTCTGGGAGGTTCCGATGGCAGGAAGACGCCCGAAACCGACCCATCTCAAAGTGGTAACCGGTAATCCGGGAAAACGAAAACTCAACGATAAAGAACCTACGCCCGCACGAGAAATACCCAGCCCTCCGGCGCATCTCACCGACTGGGGAAAAGTAGCCTGGGGAAAACTCACCATGCTACTCGACGGAATGGGGATTCTGACCGTTGCAGATACGCTGGCGCTGGAGCGTCTTTGCGATATTTATGCCGACATTTTGCAGCTGCGTCTCACTATTGCCGATGAGGGCCGAACATATACGGTGCAGACCGATGGAGGCTTTTTGATTAAGGCAAATCCGGCTGTGGCCATGCTGGCCGACGCTGATCGCCGTTTCAAAAGTTATCTGGTTGAATTTGGTCTTACACCTGCAGCCAGGACGAAGGTAAAAGTAGATGGTGGAGAAAAAGAAGAAGACCCGCTCAACCAGTTCTTCGGTTGATCCCGCCACGCAATATGCGCGGGATGTAGACTCCGGCAAAGAAATCGCCGGGCCTGATATCAGAAACTCCTGTAAACGACATCTCAAAGATTTGGAATCCTGCCATGCTCGCGGTTTGGTATGGGATGTTGCAGCGGCGCAACGTGCCATCGACTTTTTTTCCAAAGTACTGAAGCTCAACGGCGGTGAGCATGAAGGTAAGCCCTTCAACCTGCTGCCGTGGCAGTGCTTTATCGTGGGTTCGATATTCGGCTGGAAAAACTCAGACGACTATCGGCGGTACCGCATGGCTTACGTCGAGTCAGGAAAAGGCTCTGGCAAATCTCCACTTGCTGCGGGTATTGCTCTTTACTGTCTGGTTGCCGACAAAGAACCTCGCGCGGAAGTCTACGCAGCGGCGACGAAAAAAGACCAGGCTATGATCCTTTTTCGTGATGCTGTCGCGATGGTGGATCAGTCCCCTGCGTTAGCACAACGAATAAATAAATCAGGCGGCGCAGGTAAAGAGTGGAACCTTGCATTTCTTCAGGCCGGCTCATTTTTCCGGCCTATCAGTTCGGATGATGGGCAGTCAGGGCCACGCCCACACTGTGCCCTGATTGACGAAATTCACGAGCACAAAAGTAACCAGGTTGTGGAAATGATGCGTGCCGGGACGAAAGGTCGTCGCCAGGCGTTGATTTTCATGATCACTAACAGCGGACACGACAAAACCAGTGTCTGCTACGACTATCACGAGTATGGGCGGAAGGTTGCCGAAGGCTCGATTGAGGATGATAGTTTCTTTTCTTTCATTTGCTCCCTGGATGAAGGAGAAGACCCTTTCAAGGATGAGTCCTGCTGGAAAAAAGCAAACCCCTCACTTGGTCACACTTTTACCGATCGTTACCTGCGTGAGCAGGTTACTCAGGCTCGGGGGATGCCGTCGAAGGAAAGTATTGTTCGGCGGTTAAACTTCTGTCAGTGGGTGGATGCCGATAACCCCTGGATGAGCAGCGATGTGTGGATGGGGTGTGAAGAGGACTTTGACCTGCAGGAGTTACAGGGCGAGGAGTGCTATGGAGGTCTTGATCTTTCAGGCTCACGCGACCTTACGGCGCTGGCGCTGTTTTTCCCGAAAAAGCGCCGCCTGCTCGTAGAGTTCTGGACGCCGAAAGATACTCTGCTGGAAAGGGCTAAAACGGACCGGGTACCTTATGATGCCTGGGAGCGTGACGGATTTATTCACACCACGCCAGGTAAAGCGGTTAAATATGGTTTCGTCGCTGAGCGAATATCAGACCTTTCCCAGATGTTCTATATCAAGGCGATCGCTTTCGACCAGTACCGAATTAAATATCTTGAGCCGGAGCTGGAGGAGGCTAACGTATCTGTCCCTCTGATCCCTCACGGCCAGGGCTACTACAAAGCGCAGGAATCTGGGTTGTGGATGCCTCATTCTATTGAGTTATTCGAGCAACACCTGGATGACGGCGAAATCATTATTAAAACCAATCCCTGCCTTCGATGGAATGCAGCTTCCGCTGTTACCGAAGCAGACCAGAAGGAAAACCGCATATTTGCCAAGAAAAAGAGTACGGGCCGAATTGATGGCGTGGTGGCTTCTGCAATGGCAATAGGCGCTTCCGAAGGTGATGTCACTGATGATGGTGATATTGACGACTTCTTCTCACAACCGTTGAGCATGTGATGGACGATACAAAATACAGCATTGATCTACGAACCAATAATGGCTTGTGGGCCAGAGTAGCATCTTGGTTCGTTGGTGGTCGGCTGGTAACGCCAGAGCAGGGGTCGCAAACTGGCCCTGTATCTGCCAGCGGCGTGCTGGGCGACTCCCAGATAACCGATGAGCGCATTCTGCAGATATCGACGGTCTGGCGCTGCGTCTCCCTTATTTCCACCCTGACTGCCTGTTTGCCATTGGATGTTTTCGAAACCGATAAAAATGATAACCGAAAGAAAGTTGGCCTGAATACACCGCTTGCACGTCTGCTCCGGTACTCTCCAAATCAGTACATGACCGCGCAGGAGTTTCGTGAGGCCATGACAATGCAGCTTTGCTTTTATGGAAATGCCTACGCCTTGATAGAGCGTAATTCTGTGGGAGATGTCATAAGCCTGCTTCCTCTGATGTCGGCAAATATGGATGTCAGGCTCGAAGGAAAGAAGATTATCTATCGCTATCGACGTGATGCTGAGTACGCGAATTTCAATCAAAAGGACATTTTTCACCTTAAAGGCTTCGGATTTAGTGGCCTGGTAGGCCTGTCTCCAATAGCTCACGCCTGCAAATCAGCCGGGGTTGCCGTGGCGATGGAGGATCAGCAGCGAGAGTTTTATGCTAATGGCGCAAAGTCTCCCAAAATATTAACCACTGGGGATCGGGTTCTGACAAAAGAGCAACGTACTCAGCTGGAGGACAATTTTAAAGAAATCGCTGGTGGTCCGGTGAAGAAACGCCTCTGGATACTTGAGGCTAATTTTCAGGCTCATGATATCGGCGTCAGCCCTCAGGATGCAGAGACAATGGCTTCCCGTAAATTTCAGGTTAGCGAACTTGCGCGATTCTTTGGCGTTCCTCCCCATCTGGTAGGCGATGTAGAGAAAAGTACCAGTTGGGGGACCGGGATTGAGCAACAGAATCTGGGATTCCTTCAGTACACACTGCAGCCATACATATCCCGTTGGGAAAACGGAATCCAACGCTGGTTATTGAAACCGGATCAAGTCGGCGTATATCACGCAGAGCACAACCTGGACGGATTGTTGAGAGGTGATTCTGCATCACGTGCGGCCTTCATGAAAGCTATGGGCGAGGCAGGATTACGGACAATAAACGAAATGCGGAGACTGGATAACTACCCTCCGGTACCTGGCGGTGATGTCGCTATGCGCCAGGCGCAATATGTGCCCATTACAGATCTAGGTAATAACACACAGCCCCGCAATGACGGGGCTTAATTTTTATGGGGGCCATGATGCCTGACATCATCAAAACGCTTTCTTTCGATGAAACAGAAATTAAATTCGCCGGAGATGGTAAGCAGGGAATTTTTGAGGGATATGCCTCTGTATTCGGTAATACAGATTCAGACGGCGATATTATTCTTTCAGGAGCCTACAAAAACACGCTTGAAAAACAGACGCGCAAAGTTGCGATGTTTTTTAATCATCGGCAATGGGAAATTCCGGTTGGTAAATGGGATGCCCTCGAAGAAGACAGTAAAGGTCTTTATGTTCGTGGACAGCTGACCCCCGGAAATAGCGCGGCCAGTGATCTTAAAGCAGCCATGCTTCACGGTACGGTCGAGGGAATGTCGGTTGGTTTTGCGGTAACAAAAGACGACTACAGCATTTCGCCCGCTAATGGTGGTCGCATCTTCAAAAACATTTCATGGCTAAAAGAAATCAGCGTCTGCACATTTCCGGCGAACGAGCTGGCGGGTGTGGATTCTATGAAAAGTATCGACGGTATTGAAACCATTCGTGATGTTGAAGCCTGGCTGAGGGATTCAGTCGGTCTCAGCAAGTCACAGGCAGTAGGGCTTATCGCCCGGTTTAAGTCAGCGGTTCGGAGCGAGTCCGAATGCGACGAAAACAAAGATATCAGCGCTCTGCTTAAGAGCATCTCTAATTTTCATCAGACATTAGGAAATTAATATGTCCGAACTCGCTCAAATTCAGAAAGCCCTGGAAGAATCACAAACTAAGCTGCAGGGGCTTTTCGACGAACAGAAAAAACAGATCGAGCAGAATGGCACGATCTCCAAACAATTGCAGGATGATATGACGAAGGTTAATGAGGAGATGACCAAAACCGGTCAGCGTCTCTTTGATCTCGAACAGCGGCTTTCTTCCGGTCCTGAAAATCCGGGTGAAAAGAAATCCTTCTCAGAACGTGCAGCAGAAGAGCTGGTTAAGTCCTGGAATGGCAGTAAAGGTAACTTTGAAGCGAGCACCTTTAATAAATCACTGGGAAGTGGCGCTGCATCTGCCGGGTCTCTCATTCAGCCGATGCAGGTTCCTGGCATCATTATGCCTGGCTTACGTCGCCTGACCATCCGTGATCTGCTGGCTCAAGGGCGTATCTCCAGTAATTCACTGGAATATGTCCGTGAAAACGTTTTTACCAACAATGCTGCAAGCGTGGCGGAAAAAGCGCTCAAGCCAGAATCCGACATCACATTCACCAAGCAGACTGCCAACGTTAAAACCATTGCTCACTGGATTCAGGCTTCCCGTCAGGTGATGGATGATGCGCCGATGCTTGAATCTTATGTTAACAACCGCCTGCTGTATGGTCTGGCTCTGGAAGAAGAGCGCCAGTTGTTAAACGGTGATGGCAGCGGTGATGACCTGGAGGGTATCAACCATGTTGCAACGGCGTATGATACGGCTCTGAACGTTACAGGTGATACGCGTGCTGACATCATCGCTCACGCCATTTTCCAGGTAACTGAATCCGAATTCAGCGCCTCTGGCATCATCCTCAACCCCCGTGACTGGCACAATATTGCCTTATTGAAAGATAACGAAGGGCGATATCTCTTTGGCGGACCTCAGGCGTTTACCAGCAACATCATGTGGGGGCTTCCGGTCGTTCCTACACGCGCTCAGACACAGGGAACCTTCACCGTCGGTGGTTTTGATATGGCCTCTCAGGTCTGGGATCGAATGGATGCCACCATTGAGGTGAGCCGTGAAGACCGCGACAACTTCGTGAAAAACATGCTCACTATCCTATGTGAAGAGCGTCTGGCGCTGGCGCATTATCGCCCGTCTGCGCTTATTAAAGGTACCTTTGCGACAGAACCTGCTGGTGGTTAATGGAGGAGGGCGGGAAACCGCCCTTTAACGCATGACGATTAATGCTCTGGATGTGGTTTCAATTGAAGAATTGCGCCAGCACATTGAGTTTGACTCAGATGACCGCGATGCGCTTATTGCCCGTTACGCTCAGGGTGCGCTGGATTACTGCCTGACATATTGCGACGAACCACGCTGGAAACAGCCCGACGATCTCCCTTCGCAGGTTGTCAGCGCCATGCTCTTATTTTTCTGTGATGCCTTTGAACATCGCGGAGCGCAGACAGAGACTCAACTTTATGCCAACCAGAGGGCCCATGATCTGTTATTTCAGGTAAGAAACTGGAGAGGCGAAATTGATGAAGTCGAGGGGGGATAATGGAGCCAGGTCGTTTTGTGCACCGCGTAGTAATTATGAACTTTTCTACCACGCGAACTCCTTCTGGACAGCCGGTTGAGCAATGGCTTGAGGGAAAAACCATTTCAGCAGAGGTGAAAGGCATCAGTGGGCGGGAACTGCTGTCTGCTGGTGCAGAACAGGCCGATGCAACAATTCGTGTATGGACCCGCTACCATCATGAGATCACCGCCAGGTCAAGATTGAAGGTGCTGGCAGGTCCATTCAAAGACGCCATCCTGAACGTTACCGGTCCTCCGGTTCCTGATATCAAAGGTACCCGACTGGAAATTCTCTGCAAACAGGGGACCGAAAAATGATTGATGTGAATCTGGATTTTTCCGGTTTGCAAGATATCGCCCGAGACCTGCAAACCCTCAGCAAAGCTGAAAACAATAAAGTCCTCCGGGATTCGACCCGCGCCGGGGCTGAAGTGCTCCGACAGGAAGTGATTGATCGTGCTCCCGAGCAAACCGGCAAGCTGAAGAAAAATGTTGTTGTCGTCACTCAGAAAAGCCGCCGTCGCGGTGAAATCGCATCAGGTGTGCATATTCGCGGTGTTAATCCACAAACAGGGAACAGCGACAACACCATGAAGGCCAGCAACAAGCGGAATGCTTTCTACTGGCGCTTCGTGGAGCTGGGAACATCTACGGCCCCGGCACATCCCTTTGTGCGTCCTGCGTTTGATACCCGGCAGGAAGAAGCCGCACAGGCAGCAATGAACCGAATGAACAAGGCGATTGATGAGGTGCTGGCGAAATGACAGAGGATGATATCTACGCTTTGCTTGCTCCGCTGGCAGACGGGCGGGTTTATCCGTATGTGGTACCGCTTGGCAGCGACGATTTACCCGCGGTGGCCGCTCCTTACATCATTTTCTCGATACCGACTGATGTTGCCGGGGATATGTTCTGTGGACAGGCCGAATCGACGCTCCACATTCAGGTAGATGTGTGGGCCAAAACGAACGATGAGGCCAGGGCGTTGCGGCTTGAGGCCCTTTCCCGGCTGGAAGTGCTTTCTCCTACCGAGGTGACAAAAATCCCCGGCTACGACACCACAACTCACCTGCATCGGGCAACGCTTGAAATAACGGTCATTGCCTGACTGGAACCAATCCAATCCGACCGCCGCTGGCGGTTTTTTCATTTATGGAGGCTGCGATGTCAGCACAATTTGAACGTGCCCAAAAAACGGTAGTTATGATTACCTCTGTGCCGGTCACTGCGGCAGAGATGGATACGGCAACCTGGTTAAACCTGAGTTGTACTATCAAACAGGCCAGCTTTACCGCGGGTCAGAAAAACGATATTGACGTGACAACGCTCTGTTCGGATGAAACGGAAAATATCAACGGCCTTCCTGCTCCGTCTGAAATGTCACTTTCCGGTAACTTCTACCGCAACCCGGCGCAGGATGCACTTCGTGAAGCATATGATAACGACGGGGTTTATGGGTTTAAGGTTATTTTCCCGTCTGGTAATGGATTCCTGATGCGCGCTGAGGTACGTCAGCACACCTGGGATTCTCAAACCAATGGCGTGGTTGCTGCAACGTTCTCGCTGCGCCTGAAAGGTAAACCCACCAATATTAACGCCCCAGGAGTTCTGTCGTTTGCTACTGACCTTCCGGCGTCCCAAACGGTCGCGGCAGGAAGCGCCCTGACCATGGGCGTGGTCGTCCAGGGCGGTACGGCACCTTATACCTACGCCTGGAAAAAGGGCACCTCGACGGTCAGCGGCCAGACCAGCGCAACGTTTACGAAAGCCAGCGCTGTATCCGGTGATGCCGGGGTTTATTCCTGCGTGGTTACTGATGCCGATGGCACTGTGATCACTTCTTCTGATTGCACCGTCACCATCAATTAACGGAGCGCCGGGAGACCGGCGATAAAATTAATGTCAAAACCGAGTCTTAAAGCACTGGCACTGGCACCGATGGCGGGCTTTCGTAAAAAAGAAGTCTCCGTTCCGGAGTGGGATAACGCCAAAGTCATCATTCGTGAGCCATCAGCAGAAACCTGGATTCGCTGGCAGGGCATTGCCAGCCCGGAACCACCCAAACTACCGGAAGGGCAGGAGCCCCAGGAGGCACCAGAACTGACCCCTTCAGAACGAGCCTTCCGCACGATGCGGGCCGATGTCACGCTTTTCATCGATATTTTGCTGGATACCGACCTGCAGCCCGTCTTTACTGTCGATGACACCGAACAGGTTGAAGCGATCTATGGCCCTGTGCATTCCCGGCTGTTGAAGCAGGCACTTGATCTCATTCGTGACGCGGATGATGCTAAAGCAAAGTAAAAATGCCTGGCATGCAGTTCCTGATGGCGCTGGCGCTCCGGATGGGCCGCACGCTGGGCGAACTGCGACAAACAATGACGGTTGGCGAATTCAGGATGTGGGCTGAGTACGACCGTATCAGCCCAATCGGCGATATTCGCGGCGATATCCTCAATGCTCAGCTGGTATCTGCGGTTTACGGAGCGCAGGGCGGTAAAGTCACCATTGAAGATGCTCAGCTTCAGTGGAGCACAGAAGAGGATGAGGTAAATGATGGCGGCGATCCCTTTGCCGGATTAGAGGCCGCTTTGCTCGCAGCCTCAGTTTGAACAAACAATGATAGCTGAAGTTTTACATAACCAATGGTAGGATTTTAGTTCTTTTCTACCTATTGGGATAAAAAATGAAAAAAATATTGGGCGTTTTATCTTTAGTAGTTTTTGCTATAGCATTTATTATTGCGTTAAGGCAACCAATATCAATTGTGTTTCTTTTTGCTGTCTTGGTTATTCCTTTAAAATATATAGATAAGATTGGCGGGGAAATTGCTTCTCTTTTGATAATTCTCGGTTCTGTATTTGTCTTGTTTTTTGTTAACTCAATGGTCCCTTTGTGGGGGGAGAGGTATGAGAACCGTGAGGAGCTAATGAAAATTAGCGAGAACGATAGGCAGAAAAGATACAACAACATGAATGTTATATCAGCAAGCAACCCTAGTGTTAAGGCTGAATTAAAAGACCCCGAATCTGCAATCTTCAAAAACCAGATCGTTGGTCGTGACGGATATGTATGCGGACAAGTAAATGCTAAAAACAGCTTTGGTGCATATGCTGGGTTTAAAAGGTATGTAAGTAAAAGTGGAATGACCATTATTGATGATGGTGGAACTGAATTTTCTAAACTATGGGGCGAGATTTGTAGTTGATACATTCTTGCTAATTAAAGAAAACCGCTTGGGCGGTTTTTTTTATACCTGTGAGGATACAAATGGCAACCCTACGTGAGCTTATCATAAAGGTTTCAGCAAACTCTCAATCATTCCAGACTGAGATCGCCCGAGCTTCACGCATGGGGCAAGACTATTATAAAACCATGCAGAATGGTGGGCGCCAGGCTGCTGCCGCTGCGAAAGAAAGCCAAAAAGCTCTTTCCGATTTAACGGATGGATTTGCTTCAGCGGGTCGAGCAGCTACAGCTGCAGCTGCAGCATTTGCAACAGGAAAACTGGTTCAGATTGCAGACCAATGGAACTCAGTAAATGCACGGCTTAAACAAGCCTCAGTGTCTACGAATGATTTTACTTTATCTCAGACCCGATTAATGGCGATCAGCCAGAGTACGGGCACTGCTTTTACTGATAACGCTAATTTATTTTCACGCGCTGCAGCATCAATGCGTGAATTTGGCTACAGCTCAGATGAAGTACTAAAAATCACCGAAGCGGTATCAACAGGACTAAAGCTATCTGGTGCAAGCACAGAAGAAGCCGGTTCTGTTATTACCCAGTTTAGCCAGGCGCTTGCTCAAGGTGTTTTGCGTGGCGAAGAGTTTAACGCAGTTAACGAAGCTGGGGATCGTGTCATCCGTGCCCTAGCTGCTGGTATGGGGGTTGCCCGAAAAGATCTTAAAGCGATGGCTGACCAGGGGCAACTCACGATTGATAAAGTCGTACCAGCATTAATCAGCCAGTTAGGTGTGTTACAGGGGGAGTTTTCCTCGTTGCCGCCGACAGTGTCCGGCTCAATGCAAAAAGTCACTAACTCGTTTATGGCATGGGTTGGTGGAGTGAACCAGGCGACTGGCGCGACAGACGTGCTTTCTGGCGGTCTTGATGGGCTGGCAGGTACACTGGATTCTCTTACATCTTCTGCTGTCAGCGGGGCCCTCAGTGACGTAGCAGATAATATGTCACTAATTACCACTGCTGCTGGTGGCCTGGTTGGGATCGGATTGGCCCGGTATCTTGGCGGAATTGTTACCAGTGCAAGCAGTGCTACTGGCGCACTTATTTCAGCGGAAAAATCTGAGGTAGCTCTTGCCGTCGCTCAGGAAAAAGCCGCGCAATCTTCTGTTGCCGCTTCCCGCGCCGCCGTTTACCGCGCCCAACAAGCCCTTCAGAATGCTAAAAGTGCAGATGTTCAGGCTGCACAACAGGAGAGGGTTGCAGCCGCAGAAGCAAAGGTTACTGCTGCACAAGGTCGATTGACTACTGCCCTCGCCACCGGGACAGCTACAGAAAAAGTACGAGCACGAACAGCTCTGGAGCGGGCTCAGGCCGGGCTTGTGGCTGCAAAAAATGCCGATGCACAGGCTATTGCAGAAAGAAAACTTGCTGCAGCGCAAGCGGCGCTTAGTCGTAATATTTCAGGCAGGATTTCTGCTCAAAATAACCTTAACAGCGTTACGTCTGTCGGCACCCGGTTGATGAGCGGGGCTCTTGGGCTGGTCGGTGGTATACCCGGGTTAGTTATGCTGGGTGCTGGCGCATGGTACGCTATGTATCAAAGCCAGGAACAAGCAAGAAAGTCAGCTCAAGAGTATGCCAGCCAAATAGATCAAATCAGAGAAAAAACCTCCTCAATGACCCTGCCTGAGGTTGATAGTAATCGCAGGTTATCGGTTGAGGCGATGCAGGAACAAAAGCGCCTAATCGAAGAACAAGAACGGAGCGTTAAAAGTCTTAACGGACAAATAAAGGATTTAAATGAAAGTAGAAGCAAGCCAGGTATTACTCAAGAAAATGATTTAAATATTACAAAGGCTATCGCAATTCTTACCGAACAGGTTGTCGTAGAAGAAGACAAACTACGTCAGATGCGAGAAAAGGCAAGTGATATACTAAAGGCACAGGAGGAACAAGAAAGAAGAAGAAACGATCTTATAAAAGAAAGAGCATGGCGGCAAAATTCTGAATACCAGAACCTTGTAATGATGACTGGTAAGTATTCCGAAGTTAACCGTTTACTTGGATTGGGAAATCAGCTTTTAATGGAAAGGCAAGGGCTGGTTAACGTGCCAATGCGAATGCCTCAGGCTGATTTAACATCACAGCAAGCCAATGCACTGGAAAAAAGCCGTCAGGACCTTGAATTATCGAAGCTTAAAGGAGAGGCAAGAGAGAGAGCCCGGTTAGGTTATGCCGCTGACGAATTGGGGCTTAAGGATGAACCTCAGTTTAAAACTAACCGAGATCTGTTTATTAATCAGGGGTTGGCGAAATGGCAAAACGATGAATCCAATAAGCCCACCCGCAAAGCGCCAAAAAGCGAAGAGGTTAAAGCGGCTGAAAAGACAGAGGACGTTTACAAGCGTCTAATTAAACAGCAGCAGGAGCAAATAAGCCTTGGCAGCCAGAATACTGAACTGGCAAAAGTAAAATACCAGGTTACCCAAGGGGAACTGACTTCCCTTGAGCAAGCCAAAAAAGAAACCCTTCTGCAAAATGCCGCGCTTATCGATCAGAAAAACATTGCTGAACAGTTAAAAACGTTCCGCGAAGGTTTGGCAGACAGTAACGCAGCTGCTCGCGACAGAGGGAATATTGATTTCCTTGGTGCCGGTGCGGGAGATAAAGCGCGCGACCGTATGAAGGAGATGGCTGATATTCGCACTGACTTTCTGAAACAGCAGCGTGATCTGCAGCGTGACTTCAGTCGGGGTGAAATATCTGAAGACCTCTATAAGCAGCAAACGGAAGCCCTGAAAACAGCGCTTGATGAAAGGCTGACAATACAGGAGGACTACTACAAAAAAGTTGATGAGCAGCAGTCGGACTGGAGAGCAGGCATCAGTGATTCACTGATGAATTATGTGGATCAGGCTGCTGATCTCAGTTCAATGGCGGCATCAGCGACCAGCGAAATTCTCAATAACGCCACTAACTCTATTTCCAGCAATATGACTGACGTTCTTACGGGGGCGGTGTCATTCAAGGAAGGCATTTCGAATGTTTTCACGTCGATGGGTGAAACCATTATTAAGACGCTGATCCAGGTAGCCACGCAGGCTTTGATTACGAAAGCCATTCTGTCGATGGTTGGCGGGGGTTATGGAAGCATGTTCAGTAGCATTTTGGGAAGCGCTGGTTCGGCAAGCAGTGGAACAGCTATCCAGAGTGCTGGCGCAAATTTCTCGTTTAACGCTCTGGGCGGCGTCTACGATTCTCCGTCGCTTTCTGCATACAGCGGCGGCGTATACAGCACTCCGCAGTATTTTGCGTTTGCAAAAGGGGCTGGCGTATTCGGTGAGGCGGGACCAGAAGCCATCATGCCACTTACTCGTGGCGCGGACGGTTCGCTTGGGGTTCGCGCAGTAGGTCGTCAGTCACCGGCGGTACAGAACGCAGCAAGTCAGATTCAGGCGCAGCCACGGATAGCTGTCAACGTAGACGCCCGAAGCACGTTTAGCGGTAAACCGGACGACATAACGATGCAGGCCGTTGAGCGAAGGAATGATGCTCTTGAACAGCGGATAGTTAACACATTAACTGCCGAGGTAAATAACCCGCAGAAGAAGTTCGGGCGGGCGATTTACTCGAATCTGCAAGCCAAAAAGCCCACCTGATTACCTGCCCGGAGGGAATATTCATGGCAGATATTATCTACCCGGATGAATACCTGCCCATGCCGCTTATGGACGGGTACGGGTTTAAGCCCATATCACCTTTACTGCGAACGGAGATGACGTCCGGTCGCGCTCAACAACGAAGGCGATATACCTCAACACCCACCCAGGCATCAGTTAAATGGATTGTTAAAACTGATGCTCTGGCGCAGGTGTTTGAGGCGTTTTTCAGGGATGCGCTTAAAGATGGCCAGTCCTGGTTCTATCTGAAACTCCAGACTCCCATCGGGGTAAAGCCCTATAAAGCCAGGTTCGTGGATATTTACGAAGGGCCGACGCTGGTCGCGCCAAAATACTGGCAGTACAGCGCAACGCTGGAATTATGGGAACGCCCGTTACCGCCTTCTGGCTGGGGGAATTACCCGGAATGGCTGGCGGGCCAGTCGTTACTGGATATTGCGCTAAACAGAGAGTGGCCGAAGCATGACAATTCTTGAGCGGCTATATGCCAGCAGCGGATCGGAGGTTATTCACGATACGCTGCAGATATCGGCAGGAGATGATAACTACTGGCTAACCAGTGGCTGGGATGACGTTTCAGTGACGCTGGAAAATGGTCAGCCGGTGACGTTTGATGCCAGCGCGATAGATATCGCCTTACCAGCCAGGAACGCCGATGGGACACAGGATTTAAAGTTTGCTATCAGCAATATTGACGGACGGGTTTCAGAGGCGATCGATAAAATTCTGGATGAAATGAAATCAGCCACGCTGACATTCCGGCGGTACATTTCATCCGATCTGTCTGCTCCGGCATCATCACCGTATACGCTCGATATCAAATCCGGCTCCTGGACCCCGACAGCAGTTCAGGTCACGGCAGGCTATATGAATGTCCTCAAAACAGCCTGGCCCCGTAAACGTTACAACCTCGCCGAGCATCCGGGCTTACGTTACTAATCTGAGGCAAATATGTTTAACCCTGATAAATACCGTTCAGTCACCTGGCTGAAGGGCGGGCGCGTATATCCGCAGCTCGACTGTTTCGGCATTGTAAATGAGATACGTCGCGACCTGGGGCTACCTGAATGGCCGGATTTTGCAGGTGTGACCAAAGACGGCGGGGGCCTCGACCGGGAAGCGAGAAAGCTGATGCTTTCGCTGAAACGTTGTGAACCCTGTGAAGGTGCCGGAGTGGCTTGCTATTCGGGCTCAACAGTTTCCCATGTCGGGATCGTTGTAATGCTCGATAACCAGCTGCAGGTAGCGGAATGCAATCCTGGCCCGGGGGTTACGTTTCTGCCACTGTCGCGATTTTTCCGTCGCTTTAACCGCGTGGAGTTCTGGCAATGACGATAAAGTTTTACCCGTCCCGGCTACCGGGTGAACCCCTTGAAACGCACGAGCATGGTGTGCTGACGCTGCATGAGTGGATGAGCAGAAATGTCCCGAGCTATTCACAGGATAAAACTCATCCTGTCGTGATCGAGCTGAACGGCCAGGCAGTCCCCCCGGCGGAATGGCCGTTATGTTTGTTGCGGCCAGACAGCGACGTGCGGATATATCCCATTCCGTATGGCACGGGTCTTGAAATTGCCGCGTGGGTTTCGGTGGCCGTATCCATTGCGTCTACGGCCTATGCATTATTCTTTGCCCCTAAACCAGAGCTGGGCGGCTTTTCATCCAGTAACGCTTCATCTCTGGATCTGAATCCGGCTAAAGCCAACACAGCGAAGCTTGGCGATCCCGTTAGGGAGGCTTTCGGGCGAAACCGGATCTACCCGGATTACCTGGTGCAGCCGGTAACGCGATTCGACCCCGCTGATCCAACCAGAATGACGGTCGAAATGTTTGTCTGCCTTGGATATGGGCGTTTCTCCTATACCGGTGGGGATTTTCGGGTAGGAGAAACTCCGGCGCTGACCTTAGGCGAGGGCTTTTCATATACCAGCTATGGGCCTGGCGAAAATGTGGCCGGGGATCGTCGCAGTGAGATATGGTTCAACTCAACGGAAGTTGGGGGAACGTCGAGCGGCAGCGGCCTCGATATGGCTCAGACTGCCCCTGAAGCCAGTGATATCGTTGCTGATGCCATGACCGTCAGCGGTGCCTCTGTCTCGTTTTCTGGCCTCGATGTCGATGATGATAATGATGAAGACGAGGATGAGAACAAACTTCCTCCTGGCTGGATCGCCGGTGCAATTGTCACCCTGAAAGCGCCAGTGAATTATCAGGTATCCATCGAGGGCGGTTTTAACGTGCTGACAGGCGACGTCGTGTCAGAGATCGCGCCATTCAGCGGAATGCCTGTCACCCTAACGTTTAACGGTACTGACTATGACCTGCAGATCGCCACGTATACCCCTCACCAGGACGCCGTTCCGGGAACAGGGGGAGCGACTGCGGTATTACGCGCCAGTGCGTCGCCGTCAACGTATGACTTTACGACAACCAGCCAGACCTTTGCTCTGACCTGGCAGGGTATCACCTATACCATATCTCTGGTCGCCAACTACGGCACAATGTCTGGCTTGCTCGCAGCGATTAACGGCGGGTTGAATGGTTCGGGGCTCATTGCTCAGGATGATGGCGGCGTGATACGTATCGTGGAGATCTCCAGCCCCTGGCGTGGCGGTTCCATTACGTCATCTTTCCTGCCTGCGTCAGTATTTGGTGACAGCCCGGTATTTACTGCTGGTGCAGCCTCCAGCGGCGGAATCCCTGCGGTAACAGCCAGCGTCACGCTGGCATACGATTCTGGCACTGCCTTTTCCGGATTGCCGGAAGGAACCCAGCGGATTTCCCTGGCGCATCGTGGCTACGAATACCAGATAGCGTCTACTGATGGCCCCTCTGCGACCGTACAGCGTGTGGTTAACGGTGTCGTTGACAGCACCTGGTCAGGCTTTATGACCCGTACCGTCGTGGATTTTGCCGCGTCTGGTATTAACGATAATGAAACCTGGCTAGGCCCCTTTCTGGCCTGCCCGCAAAATGAAGTTGTGGACGCCTTCGAGGTCAACTTTGCTTTCCCAAACGGAATTTGTGGGTTCCAGAACAACGGGAATAAGCGGGTCCGCCATGTCGAGTATGAAATCCAGTATCGCGTTTATGGTTCCGGATCAGGGTGGACGAGTAAGCCAGGGGTTTACGCGCTTAAAAACGTTAATGGCCTCGGTTTTACAGAGCGTTTTGATCTGTCCTCTCCCGGGCTGGTGGAGGTTAGATGCCGCCGCCGTAACGAGCAGGGGAGCAACAACGCGAGAGACAGCATGTTCTGGCAGGCGCTCAGAGGTCGTTTACTTTCCCGTCCAACCTCCTACGCAGGGATATCAACAATAGGGATCACGGTTGAAACCGGCGGCCAGCTGGCGGCGCAGTCAGACAAGCGTGTGAGTGTTGTCGCCACGCGAAACTATGATGGCGGTGGTGACAGGACAATCAGCGGTGCGTTCCTGCATCTTGCCCGCAGTCTTGGATATCGCGACGACCAGATCGACATTGCGGCACTCAGTACGCTGGAGGCTACCTACTGGACGCCAAGGGGAGAATATTTTGATCACCAGGCAAGCAGTGACAGCACGTCAGCAAAGGATATTTTCGACAAAATAGCCGAGGCTGGCATGGGGTATTTTCTGCTATCTGACGGGTTGCTTTCTGTCGGGAGAGAGGGCGTCAAAAGCTGGACAGGGATCATTACTCCTCAGGATACCGTGGAGGAAATGCAGACGTCATTCAGGGTCCCGTCGGAGGATGATTTTGATGGCGTGGATGTGAAATATATCAACCCTGTGACCTGGGCGGAGGAAACCGTACAGTGCCGGACGCCGGAAAATCCTTTTCCGCGCAAAACGGAGTCCTACACCATTGATGTTGCCATGACTGCAGATCGCGCCTGGCGTATCGGGATGCGTCGGTTAATGAAATATCTCCACCAACGCCGAACGTATACGGCTACGACTTCAATGCTGGGATGGTGTCATGACTTCGGTGATCACATCATTTTGTCCGACGACATTCCAACCGGGAAAACCCAAAGTTGCCTGATTGACGCGATGATTTACGACTTCCAGGAAATTACGCTGCACGTCACGGAGCCACTGGACTGGAGCTACGCGAATCCTCGCTGCTGGATACAGTTTCAGGACGGTCGACCATCATCGCGAATGCTCACGCCGCAACGGGTAGATGATTTCACGCTGACGGTGCCGTACAACGACGACCTGCATCCGGAAGACTGGATTATGGACGACCCAGATATTGACCTGCCGAAGTTATTGTTCTGCGACAGTGAAAAGGGTGCGCGGCATGGGATAGTCCAGGAGGTTGCCCCATCGGGTGACAGCAACTGTCAGATTACTGCACCTGAATATAAAGAAATTTTCTACCAGTACGACGACGCCACATACCCCGGCGACGTCGCTTAATACCAAAAATCCCCCTAATTAATCTTTTCGCTCAAACCCTCGTTTGGGCGAACGCCTTTTTTGGAGCAAAAATATGGCCTTTAATCCGCCACTGGGGAGCACATCTCCCGCTGTGCTGCTCGATAACGCCACACGTCTTGATAAATTGGTAAATGGCCCCGAGGCCATTGTACTTGACCGCGGTGGAGACCCACTGTATTCATGGCGACTTATTCAGAAATCTATTGAGTCAGTATCAATTGCTGCAAATACCTCGATCTCTGAGTTGCAAGAGCATGCTGATCAGCAGATTGATAATATTGCGCACAGCGCAGCGGTTTCCCAAAGCGTAGTCAGTGCCTCTGCCCAGGCTGCAATTCAGGATATTAATTCTACGGTCACGCAAACTGCAAATGATGCTGCCATTGTTCTGGCCGGGCTCGGTTACCTACCGCCAGCGCCGTTCAGCTCTGGTTTGTCCGTCAGCAGCACACGCTTTACTGTCACATATAACGGGAATACCTATGCGGCAGTAGCTGACAAGGTACCCTTTACCACAACATCAACGTTTGACGGTTCACAATGGCGTTTGCTTGCTGGTGTCATGAGCGGTGACGTCATGACGATTGTTGACGCTGCTGATACTGTTGTTCATGTGATGCCAGGCCCCTCTGGCAGTCCGGCTACAGATACAGCCAGATTACAGGCCGCGCTTGGAAAGGGTGGAACCATTTATTGTCTTATCCCGGGCACGTATTATTACAGTTCTACAAGCACAATTCGCAGCAATACCCGGCTAGTCATTGGCCATGGAGTGACCTGGGAAAAAGATATTAATTCTGTGTGGGGGCCATTCCTCAGGAACGCGGCATACAGTAATACCCGTCACGCAGTAACCAGTATGACGGTTTCAACCAGCTACAGCGACCCGTGGAAAGACAACGTCAGCTCAAGTGGTCTGAAGGCATACCTCAATATTGCCTGCACAGGACATGGTTTCTCTGCTGGCGATTATGCGGCTTTTTACGGAGCAGTTGAATTCGGTTTCGATGGCATTATGAAAGTTGTCAGTGTAACTGATGACGATAATTTTGTGGCAGAGGCACACAACCTGCCGAAAGGAACATCCGCCACTTATGACACCTGGGCGAATGGATTATTTTGCTTTAAAGCTGACGAAAATATCAGCGTAGAAATCTATGGCCGTCTCGACGGGAAATGCACGCAACTGAAAGCCAGTGGCGAGCCGTCTGACACTATGAAACTCTACCTCATGGGGATGATTTTTCACGGCATTATGAATGGCAGTCTGTACATAAACTCCATTCGCCGCATGCGCAAATATTCAGCGCTGATTGCTAATGTGCGTAATTTCGTCGTGCCGTTTGCGAACATCGATAACTATTCAGATGGTCTGCACTTCATGCCCCCGTATGTTGGTGTACATATCAAAACGATCGCCGGCGCAGGGGGAGACGACATTTTTGCGCTAACCGGCGGTGATTTTGCGCATTATGAAATCAGCCGCGGACACGGGTACGACATTACGTGTGACAAACTGAATCCGCAGAATGCATTATGTGCGGTTAAAATCACAGGAAATGCGCCGTACAGATTCTGGAATATCAATATTGGTGAGATTACCGGACTGACGCAGACTGATGCGATAAAAGCGATCTGGGATACGAACCTGACATATACAGCAATCGGGACGCTGAAAATAGGCCTGTTTGATTGCGCTGTCCAGCTTGGTTCCGGGTTAAGGTTGACAGCAGATGAAACAGATTCTGTGGTCATTGATGAGTATGTTATTTCTCATAAATCGACTGGCGGGTGGGACATTGCCGTTGGTGATTCATCAAGAAATAATGTTGCAATAAAGTCTCTCATCGTACGCAACGTCAGATTAAAAACACCGGATGTTGCTGTTACCCGGTTTCTGCAACTGGGCCGCGCGGCAGCAACAGATTCCGTCGATATCCATGTCGGCAATCTCTCTATCCCCTCCCTCGATTCCGGATTTATTTACAGTAATGGAGCAACGGATACCCTGGCAGCAAACAAAACCAGCCGGATCAAGCTCAGCGGGAAAATTTCCGCGCCTTCTGCAAATTACGTGGTGATGTTCCTCAACGGGATGAATGATGTGATTGATGTGTCAGAGCTGGATTTTGAAGGGTTTGCGAACCTTATCCGGACATCTAAAACCGTAGCTCCCTGGAAAAAGGACCATATTGATATTAATGCGCGCGGTTTGCGTGCATACGACATTAACCGTCTTTTCACGCTATACGCCGGGCAGTGGAAAATTGGTTTCAGCGGCGAAGTGCTTACGCCAGGGACGGGGAAATTGACACCCATTTTCCTGGGTTATAACACCACGTTACATATAGACGGCTATGCTCGTGTCGAAGGATCGTCAGAGTTAATGAAAACGACCAGTGGTAATTTCACTCTGGTTAACTCACTGGCCATTCCTACTGCAGAATCCCCGGTTTCCGGGGATGTTGACCCGGTTATTCATTCATACGATAAGAGGAACCTGCTGCCTCTGGCCTTTGCCACAGCTCCGCAAGCAGGTGAGGAACTGACAAATGCAGTGAGCGGTCAGAAAGAGAACAGGCTGAAATACGGTCATTTTGGCTGGGTTCCTGAATCCGACTGGAGGAACTATCAGGCGGCGAATGATGCAACGGCAGCAGTCTACCATCCACTTTTTGACAGGGGTAATGTCTGGCACGTTAACGGTATTACACAGAATGTCACTATTGCCCAGTCCACTGCTGAGTGGAGCGTGCTGAAACCAGGGGCGCGAGTAGCTGTGATGGTAACCCAGGATTCTGTCGGCGGGCATGCAGTAACCTTTGATCCGGCAAACTTCACTTTTGGTTACACTCCCGCAACGGAAGCCCCTGCAGGCACTACCTCAGTGTACGAATTTGTGTACCAAGGGGGAGGGAAGTTTTACAGTATGATACCGAACGTCTGGGCGTAACAGAAGGTACTGCAATAGTTAGTTATTGAAGGGGTAAATTGTCTATGATAATTTACCTTTTTTAATAATTTCAGTGTCTTTCTGATAGGGTTTTTGTGTGACTTTTATCATATACTCATTGCTTTTTTTGGTCATGGTCTACGGTAATTATTTTGTTTGTAAGCGTATAGGGGTAACAGAAAATACGTATAAATACAGAACGATGGACGGTTTAAGAGGGATTTGTGCGACTCTGGTTATCTTCCATCATTTTTTCTGGAGGGACGGGGGTAGTGATGATTTTTTTTGGTCAACTGATTATCTGAGCGCTAACGTAAAAGCAATTGTAATGCTCATTGGGCATCTGCCTGTTGCATTGTTCTTTATGATTTCAGGTTTTTTGTTTTACTTTGTTGCTGCATCTAAAAAGCCTTTAATCCCTTTTTTTAAAGGGCGGTTGTTAAGAATTTACCCTCCTGTTATTTTTTCATTATTGATTGCAATGTTCGGGCTGGTTATTGTTAATAATGATAATGCAGTTTGTTCTTTAGGGGTATTTAAGTATATTCCTACGCCACTAGATTTTGTTTCTGGCGGAGATGTCTGCGGGTTTAAGATGGGGCCTGTTAATTCCGGTATCCTCTGGACCTTAATATGGGAATGGCGGCTTTATGTTTTTGTTCCCATTCTCATGATGTTGCTGTCTTATTTCAAGAGTGAGATTCTTGTCATGTTTGGTCTTTTTTCTCTGGTTTTCATGCTGTGGCTGGTAGGGTTTTTCGATGAAAAAAGCGCTTCTTATATGACATTGTTTATATCTGGATTTATGACGGCAATTCTGTCAAAGAGAGAAATATCGGGGAAAAATCAGGTAATCATGTTTTTTTCAGGGGTTATGTTATTTGCGGTTTGCCTTGTTGTGATAAGGCATATATACAATCCGGTTGTTGCGATATCACTAACGCCAATATTTCTTTCAATAGCGAGCGGCTTCTCTATCTTTGGACTGCTTACTACCAAAGCACTTCAACTTCTCGGGGTGACTAGTTTTAGTGTTTATCTGAATCATGGTGTTTTCCAGTTTATATCAAAACATTATCTGTATGATTTTGGTTTGTATATTTGGCAAACAACTTCAGTTGTAATGATTGCGGTCGCTGCTCCATTTTTATATAAATACATAGAATTGGCTTTTCAGGTTAAAAAATCCTCACATTCAGCGGTGATCGCAAATCCATAGAAAACAGAATATTGCGGCTGTCATGAAAATTGATAGCCGCAGCCTCTTTGATCTGCCTCCTGAATGAAATTACTGTATGCATGACCAGTATTTCAGGAGGGCAGATCATGCTTCGACAGTCGGATATCGCCGCGGCTTTCCGCGAGTCCATTTTGCGCAGTTCCAAGGGGCTCCAGTACCTTCACACCCGCGACTTCGTTACTGCGCTGCGCAGGCGCGGCATCCACTTATCCGAGGTGGAGGCGAACTCCTGGATCGCACGCGAGCAGACGTATTTCGTCGATAAGACGCCGGACCATAGCGAAAACAGGCTGTGGATGATGGCCAATATGGGGAGGGTTCTGTAATGGGCTTTCCATCACCCGCGACGGACTACGTCGAGCAGCGACTGTCCGTTAACTCGATCTGCAATGTCGGGCCTAACACTCGTGTTTTCGAAAGGGATGGCGGTTATGTTGTGCTGGATATTTCCCTGAAGCCAAAGCAGGGTAGTCAGGTTCTGATCCAGCACGGCGGCGGGACGGAGCTTGCCACGTTGAGAGGTAGGTCTCTGATTACCGAAGACGGTGAAGCGCTGGAAGGTGAGTCCCTGGATGATGTTACAGTTGTCGGGGTGGTGACATTCGTTATCAATCGGACAGGGAAGGATGATGATGATTGTCCAGTAATATGA